TAAAGCTATTCAGGAAATTAATAAGAGAAAAAAAGATGATCATTATTTAATGATTACACAAGGTAGTTATCAGAAACCTATAGCTAAAGCAGTAAGCCTATACCTTACTATTGAACCTGGAATTGGTTATAGAGGTTCTTACTGTAAGTTTAGAGCTTTTGAGAGTTCATACTTACAAAATTTCACCTATGGATCAGAGAATCCTAGAAAATGTATTAATGGTAGGTATTATGATCGGGTTATACCTAATTATTATGATTCAAAGGATTTCCCTAAAAATAAGATAGCTCAGATAAAAGATAATTATTTTCTTTATATAGGTAGACAGATAAGTCGTAAGGGAATTGATACTGCTATTAAAACTTGTGATGCTATTGATACTAAATTAAAAATTGCTGGTCAAGGTAAATATCATACTAAATCTAAAAATGTAGAGTTTGTGGGTTATGCTGATCCTAAAAAGAGATTTGATTTAATGACTCATGCTAAGGCTGTATTCGTACCAACTCTTTATTTAGAATCTTTTGGAGGAGTAGCTGTTGAAACTATGCTTTGTGGGACTCCAGTTATCTCAACTAACTTTGGAGTATTTCCAGAGACAGTTACAAAGGATACTGGTATTAGATGTAATACTCTAGCTGATTTTGTTCAGGCTACAAAGGATATTGAATCATTTAAAGCATTGGAAATAAGAAAAACTGCTGAGAGATATTTATTAAAAACAGTTAAATTAGAGTTTAATAAATGGTTTAATGACTTGTATAATCTATGGGAGAGTACGCAGAATAAAAATAAGAAAGGTTGGCATAGATTATGAAAAATAAAATAATTTACGATAATAAAAGAGTCTTTAAAAAGACAACTATTTCTCAAGCAGAGTATGACAGGATAACTGAGGAATCTGTTGCAGCTGAGGAAATTCTTGATAGTGATAGATTCAAGTTTGTCAGAAATATACTATTGTCTGCTAAAGAATATGCTCAAACCTCTATTGTAGAAAACACTATTATGGATGCTTCAGAAGAAATTACTATTTCAGATAGTGTTAAAAAGATATTTACCCAAAAGAAAAAGGTTCAAGTTGATGAGTTATCTGGTCAGTATAAGTTAGTTAAGAAATTCTTTGATGAACTACAAGGCTATGTAGACACCAAGGCTAATGTAGAAAAACAAATAGCCAAAGGAACGGTAGTTATAGATGAACCAAAAATTCGATAAGCCTATTAATAAATGGATTGAAGAAGATATTGAAATCCCTGTAATGACTCCTAAGGTTAATGAAAAAGAAAAACGTGTTGAGTTTACTCAAACTACTCAGAAAGCTAAAAGAAAAACATTTTATTCTGATAGTCCAAGTAAAAAGATAATTTGTGCTAAAGGTACTCATGTTTTTAATTGTATAGATAAGGGTAAATATATTTTTAAATGTAAAAATTGTGATTTTCATAAGATTGCTTTCCCAGTTACATATAGATTTAATGAACAAACTGGAAAGCTAATTCATAGAATAACTGGAAATACAGTCTAGCTAAAACTTTTTGTGTAATCTATTATGTAATAAGACAGCCAGGATTTTCTCGTAAGGAATCTCGTGGCTGTTCTTGTTATGCAAGCCTTACATAGTATGACATGTCACATACTAAACACCCCCCCTCTATTATTAGAATGTAACAAATACCGCCTTTTCTGCAATCAAGCGGAACTTCGGGGAGCGATCCTCGTTATACAAAATCGTTAGGTGAAGCAGGAGGCAAGAAAGGAATCTATGAATGAAGGTTCTGTAGAGGTAGACGAGGGATCTGGTATCCCAGCAGTGGAAGAATCAACGGAAGTTGAGGAAACCAGTGAAGAAACTAAAACCGAGGAGGTAGAGGAGACTCAGGAAACTGAGACCACTGATACCACCAAGGAAGAGGAAACTAAAAAGCCAGTGCTCACTGATAAGGGCACTAAGCTTGATGAAAATCCTCAATCTGCAGTACATCAGCAATTAGCTAACGCTAAACGCCAAGTACAACAGATGGAGAAAGTTCTACGAAGCCCAGAACTTCTCAGAAACTATGCCAAACAAAATGGCATGACTTTAACCGAAGCGAAAGCTGACATTAAAGATGAGAAGGAGGAAGTTAAGGATGAATTTACTCCTGATAGTTTTAAAACAGCTGATGATGTAGCTAAAGGTTTTAATAGTATGAATAAGACTATTAAAGGCTTAGTAATAGAAAACTCTCGTCTTCGAGAAGGACAGAAAGGGATTAACAGTAGTCGTAGACTTGAACATATTGCTAACAATATGCAAAAGGACATTACTGCGGTTCAGGAAAAATACCCTGAGCTTAATCCAACTAGCCCTGACTATAATAAAGAACTCGAGAGCTCCATTGGGGAGCTTTACCAGCAGTTGGACTACAATCCAGCTACGAAATCCTTTAACGGGAAAGTTTCAATAACTACGATTGCTAACCAAATTATGAAGGCAGCAGGACTAGCTAAGAAACAAGGCTCATTAAAGGCACAGACCGATGTTAAAGTGAAGCAAGCAGGTAAAGTTACATCTGGAAAAAGCAAAAAGACTGGAGCAGCTGATTCAGCTGACCCAGGCACATCTATTGCCCAGAAAATAAGTAAAGCATTAGGTAATTAAAATTACCACGAAAGGTAAATATGGCAGGAGTACAATATGGTCAACGCTCCACTTTAGGTGCAGCCGATCTAGATCTTCACATTGATATTGAAGATCAGATTGTAAAGTATCCTAATTATAGGAAAGAGTTGATTAAAAGGTTAAGTGGTAGCAACTTTAAGAAAGCTATCAAATCCCACAAATATGAATGGGGTGTCAGAGACAACAGAAAGTTGCAGTCTACAGTTAATGTAGGTTGTGCAGCTGATGGCGTAGTCATCGTTGTTAATGATGCTGGAGTATTCAATGTGGATGATGTCTTCCAAGATTCAGCTGGATCACAGTACATTGTAGAATCAGTAGGAGGTGGCGTAAATGTTACCTTTAGATTCCTAACAGGATCTACTGCTCAGACTACTATGGTGAACAACGAAGTTGTGTCTGTTATTGGTGGAGCTACCCCTCAAGGTAAAATCGCTGATGATATGGTAGTCACTCCATTTGTAGATTATTATAACTTCACTTCTATTTTAGAAGATGTTATTGATCTAACTGGGACTGAACACGCTGCAATGATTAGAGGTGAGGAGAGCTCTGCTCAACTTATCGCTAGAAAGCAAAGTGAATTGGTTGAGAAACTTCAACGCCAATTAGTCGTAGGTGTAAGAACCGAGGACAAAGCTCGTAAACTAACCACCATGGGTGGAATGAAGTTTATGATCGACACTTATGCTTCTGCGAACGCAGTTGACTTTGGTGGAGACATTTGGGCTTCCGATAGAGCTGTAGAAGATGCTATTGATGACGCACTCGACTTAATTGCCGAAAAAGCTTTCAATAAGCCAGTGATGTATGTCACTCCAGCTTTCATGAAGAAGTTTAAATATATCCAAGACGATGCCACAAGAACTGTTCTTCGTGAGAAATCTCGTGGAGTAGGAGTTGTGAAGACTTATTTGTCTCACACGTTCGGCGAAATTGACGTAGTTCAACTTCAAGGAATGGGTACAGTTATGGACAGCTACATCTTTTTTGTAGATGAATCCATGGTCGGATACAAGCCAATGCAAAAACGAGGATGGTTCACATCACCTCTCGCTAAGCTTGGTGACAGCTACAGATGGCAAATCTTGGGTGAATACACCTTCAAGATGGACATTCCTGAAGCTTGTGTCTACATGTACAACTTGGGTCTCACTTAGAAAGAGAGACGCACATTAAAAATTGAATAGTGAAATAAGTACAACCTTGTGCTATAATATATTTATGAAAATATATCTTAGTGGAAGAAGTAAAAACTTATATTGCATAGTAGATGATGAAGACTATGAAAAGTTAGTCAAATATCGTTGGTATCTAAACCATAAGGGCTACGCCCAGAGGAATAGAAAATATGTAAGTAAAAAACCAGACAAAGGTCAAATACTCATGCACTGCATGGTACTTGATCCAAAAGAAGGTTTTACTACAGATCATATTAACTTCAACAAGCTTGATAACACTAGACAGAATCTAAGACATATTACTAATAAAGACAATATAAGAAGGCGTGGTGGCAGAAAGAAATGCACTGGTGTTTACACCAGGAAACATAAAACTGTTACTAGGTATCAGAGTCTTATTAGAGTTGATGGAAAACTAATAAACATTGGTTACTATAAGACTCAAAAAGAGGCTGCTATCGCTTACAACAAAGCTGCTAAGAAGTATCATGGGGAGCATGCTTATCAAAACACTATTTAATTTTGGGACTTTAATATAAAAATATAGAGAATACGGGGATGGTTCCCACCATCCCCTCTCTTAGAAAGATAATTATGGGCACAGCAGTAGGTAACACCACTTTCGTATTAGGCAGAGATCAAGATGAAAATCTTGAGACCCGCACTTTCACGAATGGTCAAACATACGATGCAAGCTTAACCATGGATTTGGTTGAAGTTTACACCGCTGACAATGCAACATTCCCTTACCCCGCCTAGGATAAGATTATGAAGTAGTCAGATGACCCACTTCCCTAAAAAGGAGTGGGTTGTTGTATTTAGGCACAAATAGGTAGTAAAAACTTTATTA